CCTTGTAAGAAGATACCCTCGATAAACATAGACTTCTTACCGTTGCGATTTTCAACGATAACTTCTACATCATCAAGTTGTTCTGTGATTAACTTCATCGTTTTAATTTGTAAATCCTACTTTAGATACTTCAACAGCATTACCTGTTACATATATCTTATCTGATGCATTCTTCTCAACGAGATCTGCTGCACCACTTACGCTAGTAAATGATCCGATAATATTATCATCAGAATCTGTTCTAAAAACAAGAGCAGCACCAGCATTAGATAGTACTCTTACTACAGTAGCATTACCAACAGTAGTAGCATTACCACTACCAACTGCCAACGATGCTTTTTGTCCTAGAGGTAATATTCTAGACATCTGCTGTTTCCTCTTCAGGTTGAGTTTCCACTTCAGCTTCCACTTCAGCCTCTGCTTCAGTGCCGAAAAGATTTCCAGCAGCATGAGGTCTCAGTTCATCGACTCTCTTTGCTGATTTAGCGTAGAGAACATCTTTGATCTGATCACTTATATCCGCAGCAGACGCATCTGTCGCTATCATGTTGACGAGTTCTTCCATCATAGTATAATATACTGATAAAGTTATTTATATCTCCCCTTCATTAGCCTTTGGAGTAGGAAGCTTTGGTGCAGTCTCAGGTTGTGCCATTCCAGGCATTCCGTTCGCACCAGCCGCACCTTCTGCTCCAAGATCTAAACCATCTGCAGCACCTTGCTCCAACTCAAGCATCATTTGATTAGGATCAGGTATTACACCCTTAGCAATTTCTTCTTCAATTTGCTCATCAATTTCTACGATCTCTTGATCTCTCTGACGCAGAACATTCCTTCTTACATATTCTGTAGAGTAGTATCTACCAACATAAGGTTCTACCATACCAAGAAGACCTAAACGACCTTCCATCAATTCCTTATCTTTCAGTTCTGCAAAGTGGTTATCGTATATAAAGTCAAACTGAATATGCTCAGTCATTACTTCCCAGTCTTCGACAGTAACTATATTCTTAAGGAGTAACTGAGTTCTTAGCATATCAATAAAGATCTTACTAAAACGCTTACGCAGTCTACCTACCCACTTACTAAACTTAAGTTCGTCTCTTAGAATCTCTGAACTACGACCAAGATTAAATCCATCCCCAGATCCAGCGATTCTAGATTCAGGTACTCCCAAAGATCTGTACAACTTAGATTGGAAATACTCAATGTCAGCCAACTCCCCAAGGTTCTGTCCACCTGGGAGTGTTGTGATTTCTGTTCCACGACCACCTTCTCTTCTAGGTAACCAGAAGTCTTCGAGCATGGACATGTATTTTTTATCGTCTCTTGTCTCACCTGTGTTTGAGTCATATACTAGTTTATTTCTGTAACGAGACATTACATCTCTTAAATATTGTTCCGCTTTAATCTTAGGAAGATTACCTACATCAATGTAGAATATCCTTCTTTCTGGAGCACGAGATAGTCTGTATATAACTAGACTGTCCTCAATCATGCGGAGTTGATTAAGTGACTTAATCGCTTTTTGGAGATACGATAAGACCGTACCCTTATTCCTATCGACAAGACCAGAAGTGCAATATGTAATCGAATCTTTTGCAAGTTTAACCCCCGTCATATGTGGAGCACTACCCTGTACCATATTAGTAGGATACCTGGGTGATGGAGTATACATGAAATACTCATCAATCTTAGGAAATATTACCTTATCAGATTCATGTATATTACTAGTGGCATTGAATAGATCTGCTCGCTCTTTATTTTTCTTCTGTTCTTTACGGACATATCGCATCTTCATAGGATCGATATACCTTAATTCCTGTATACCATCCTGAGGTTTTTTAATGTCTATAACCTTATTATAATAGACTCTACCATCAACATACCAGTTTCTAAAGATCTCATGTGCTTTTGTATCGAAATCTAATAGATCTTTTATATGTTTAAATTCTTCTCTAATTCTATCCTTAATACCATCAGATGCATTAAGATTATCTAGATCTATTTCTACAGGAGAATCATTAGTATCAGATACAATTGCTTCGTTGACAATATCCTCTATAGCATTATCCACCTCAGGGTGGAGTGCCATCTCTCTATATTTTTTTATTGATTGATGTTCGTCTTTATAGATCCCTTCGAGATCTATGACCTGACTAGAAAATCCACTTTGGATATAATAATCAACCCCATCCTCGCCTGTCTGCGGAATGGGGGATACTACACCCTTAGGGGCATCGTCTTTGTCCTCAATCGAAAAACCAAAAAGTTTTGTCATTAATATAAAAAGTGCCTGATCTTATCTATTTATCAGCTCACATTACCGCCATTTCCAGCAGCTTCCCACCACTGAACTTGGAGTGTAACTGTAAATTCTTCTACAGAGTCAGAAGAATCATATGAAAGATCAATCTGTGATACATTTGTTGGGAATATGCTGTAGAACTTATAAGTCCTTAATACAGGCATGTTCGCCTCAGATTTTTGTGATGCTGCATCTACTGCAGATCTACCTAACTGATAAACAAATGCGTCTCTGGTATAATCCTCAGGATTAATATTACCAGACATGTCAGATACTTTCGCCATTGAGTTCATCCATCTCTCGAATGAACCCCTTATAGCAAAGTCTGTATCGTTAATAACAGTGATCTGCCATTCATCGAATGTTCTGTCTCCTGCAATTTTCAGTTGCCTTCCTCTAAATGGAACGCTTATAGGAGCGATGTTAGATGCTGGTAGTGCAGCAGCCTTAACAAGGAACCTAGATTTAGGATCGATGTCACTTACTGATGCATCTACTACGCCATCGGGAAATGCAAGAACCACCTCGAACAGATTAGGTCTTGCAATACCACCCGTTAACCTCGACTTAAACTTGTCGATAGTCCTTTCCGAGGTCTTCGGTGGGTTTTGGGAATTGATTGCCATTGGTCTTGTTACCTATGCGAGAGTTAATGAATTAGACCTTACCGATAACCTCGTCGAATGAAACACCTGTGCGTGTAGCAACAAATGTTAGACCGATGAAGTTAATAGATCTTGCTGGTTTAATGTAGATATCAGCAACAAACTCATTGCTATCTATAATAGCAGGAGTGTTGTTGGTCTCATCGCAGATAACGACGAAATCTTGAATACCACGCTTGGACTGTACATCACGAAGGAATGGTTCAACGATATTGATAAAGTTGATCCTTGTGATCTCATCGTTGAATTCAAATAGGATGTCTTTTGCAGCAGCAGCGATTGCCTTCTCTAAGAAGATGAACAATCTACGAACATTGATACGATCAAAGGCTGAAGACCTACCTAATCCAGTCTTATCACCGAATAGTACAATACCTGCACCAGGTGAGAAGATAATAGGATTAATTCTGTTAGAGTACAATTTGTCTCTATGTACTTTATTAGGAGCGTATGCTAGTTTAACAGCATTTAGAATCGCACCTCTTGCAGTTCCTCCTGGTGAGAACCAAGGGAAGTTGTTAATATCGTTTCTAGCACATGTACCAGCGATATCTCCGTTCATTGGAACATAACGGAATTGCTGATTAAATCTGTCATACATGTACTTATAACCACTATCTAGAATTGCGTAAGAACTAGATGTGATTGGTGAGTAGTAACTAACAATGTTGTCAGTAACTGTGTCAGTATTTAACTGAAGTGATTCACCATCTCCAGTGGCAGTTAAGAATGCCCCTCTGTATGGTGATAGGAATGCAATAGCATCCTTTCTGAATTCAGCAATCTCGATTAACTTATTACCGAGTGCCTGTGTTTCATGCTTACCGTGGTTAGAACAACCTTGTAAGAAGAAATCAACATCATATAGATCTGGATCTCTTAGATAATCATATGCTTCAGAAAGAGCACCGATATCTAGGTTTAAAGCATTTGATTCAGTGATAGTGGAAATACCATTGTAGTCTTTACCACCAGAGAATGATGCACTATAGTTACCTACAGCACTGAAGTTAACATTTTCAGTGTTTTGATCCCATCCTCCGTCACCGAATTGATCCCAACCGTCTGCAGCAAATCCAACAGTTGTAATACCTGCAGGAGCACCACCAGCAAATAGGTTTGGTGAACCAACTTCAATAACTTTTCTCCAGTATGAAGATGAACCAGCAGAATACTGGGCATCTTTTGCCTTGGACAAATTAGTATGTTTTTCTAAGATAGATCCTGAGTTACCAGTGATAGTACCACTATCATCATAAGCAACAACATGAATCTCATCAAATCTAGAATTTCTAGTAGAAGCATAGGAACTAGTTCCTGGCTTATCTGCTACATTATTCCACTTAATGACTGTTCCGTTAGATAATGTAAAGGTTTGCTGATTGAACCAATCTCTAGAATTGGTGTAGGTGCATACTCCAGTGTATGTACCGTAAGCAAGTCCTCTCCAACTACCGTATCTCCTAGACTCATTGGTATGAATACCAATCTCTGCATTTACACCAGCAGGATCAGAGAACGCATAAGTTCCACCTTCCTGATAGTCAACAGCAGTTTCTGTTCCAGCACCAGATACATGAGAGATTAACTTAACTGAAATCTGGGACATACCCACTTCAGTAATTATTCCCTTAAAGTATCCATCAAGAACAGTAGTAGATCCAGCACCAGCAATAACTGTATTAGCAGGAACTGTCTGTGTTACAGCGTAACCAACTTTAAGATCTATAGGGTCAATAGGAACGGTTGTAGAACCATAACCCAATACATTAGTAGTAACGATACCAGTGAAAATTTGGTCTGCCTTACCATCAATGGCAGCGACCTTAATTCCATTTGACCAAGAACCAGGGTTCTTAGCAGCAAATGTTACACCTGCAAGGGTGTTCTCTGAGTATCCACTGTCAGTATAGTCGTCAAGACTTTTAATCTTTACACTTGCTGCAGTACCTACGAAACCATTTTTGAGCTCTTCGTCATCTGCTCGAACCACCCTCATAACCCCACCATAGGCAAGGAAGGATGAAGCAGTTAACCAATACTCATAATGGTTATCCTTGGGATAAGGTTTTCCAAAGGTATCCAGAAGATCTGCCTCTGTTTCAATAAGTTCTGGAGTCTCTACTGGTCCTTTCTCGAAGGGAGCAGCCAAACCAGCAGTTTTCGATGATGTTGCATCGACTCTACCGTTGGTTAGGTCTACTTCCCTTACAACAATACCAGGAGATGCTAAGTTTAGGGGCATCTTTCTGTTCCTCTATAGAATCCAATTTGTCTATGATTATTTATTGTTTACGGTAGTTTAAACGGGGAAACAGTACATGAACTACCAGTCTGGATATAACCAATTGCCATTATCTTTTTTTCTACTAGCACGAACTCTTGCAGATGTACATGCTTTACATTCGTAACTGTAGCTAGATGGTAAATGCGTACTTTTCTTATGAGTTATATAAAATCCTTCTATTAAATTCTTGACACTACCACAGACTCTACATCTTCTTTCACTCAGTAGTAAGTCACCATGATTAAATTGTTCTTCTAAGTCGAATTCCATTTCTTTAAGATCCAACTACTAGAATTCTGTTTATGCGAACCACCAACCCCGAATGCAAACTGAACTCTAGGATCTTTATCAAACTCATCAATCTCAGGTATATTATCCTGTGTCCTGTCTCCACCATTAGCGAATAGAACATCATCAAATAATACCAAAGTCTTTTTAATAAGATCTATAGAACTATTATTATCATCATTAAATGCTACAGCACTATCTACCATTCTCAATTCTCGAATGACTGCCATCCTTTCTTCTATGGGCATAAATGGTTTACCCTTCTTTCTAGTTAACCATTCATCAGAGTTTAATCCTACTATAAGGATGTCTCCTAATTTCTTTGCTGCTTTAAAGTGTTCAATATGTCCACTGTGGATAGGGTCAAATCCACCACTAACAATAACAACTCTCATTACCAAATCCTAGTTAATTGACGAACATCAGATACACC